CTTTTACAGCACCATCGGTAGCACCATCTCTTAGTCGAACTCTAACTACTACTAACTCTCCATTAGCTGGCTCATCGCCGTCTGCTAGTGTGAATGTACTTGTTGTTGAGTTAGTTTTAGCAGTAAAAGAACCGTCGTTGTTAAGGTCAACATCATAGTCATAAAATGCTGTACCAGTTAACTCTGAAGCATTTTGAACTTCAGTTGTGAAAGCAATTGTAGTAGATTCTGCATTTGCTTGAGTATAAGGTATTACGTGAGCACTAGGTAACAATTTAATTGTTATAGCACTTGAGCCTGTTCCATCGACCCCTGCGTTTGCTTTCGCGAAGGATAGAACTCTATCTGTAATAGTTGTTCCTGAACCTAAATCTGAAATTCTGAGTACGGCTGTAGCTGTAGATACGGAATCTAATGAATCATTGTCAATAGTAATCTGTCCTGCACCGCTAATATTTATATGGGCATTACTAGTAAAACCTGTTTTGCTTTGTAGAGCAATTCCAAATGTATTCTGTGCGGTTCCGCTAGCTGCGAAAGCAAATGCTTGTTCTCCTTTCTTAACTGTGAAGTCACAAGTATAAGCCGAGTAGTTACTTGCTGTAATTGCTCCTGTAGAAGATGCTGCAAAAGCATGAGATTCATTAGTACCAAATACACTATATCCTGCTTCTCCTTGTGAAGAACCAAATCTCTGTAGACTATAAGCGTTACTTCCGTTTTTAACTACTTTACCCATGATTGTATCGTTGGTAAAGTCGGCTAAAAAGTTAGGTTTTGAGAATGTCTGATTATTACTATCAACAAGAGTCAAACGACTTGGTTGATAAGAGAGCATAACAGAATCGCTTACGAAACGTTTTACCCTATGGTAATAGTCAGCTGAATTATTTGTATACTTAAATACATTATCTACCCCTAGTTCGCCATCGAAGTTAGTAGAATCGAGTCCAGTCCATGTTTTAGCTTTAAGATGAGTACTTGTGGTTAGAGTGCCTGTGGCAGTAGAAAATACACTACTTCCTACAGTATAGAATTGACCTGATACTTCATCAAACGCTATTGCTTTAAATGCACTCGCACTATGATCAAAGTATACATAACCTGTATTTGCTCCGTTATTATCAGAGTTACTTCCTGTAAGTCCAGTAAAGTCTAACTGTGATTGTCCACTAGTTGTATGTTCATTTTTTCCGTCATTATGTAGAAAATTTGCAGGAGAGAAACCTATTTTACCTGTAGTACTGTTTAATTTAAATTCACCACTAATATTTCCTATGAAGTTAATAAAGTGGTTGTCTGTACCTACACTTCCTTCTGCTGGGCCTACTGCCCTATTAAAGTTAACGAGTATTCCGCCACTTTCTTTTACGGGGCCTCTTACTCCATTAAGACTAACAGTATATACTTTAAAGTAATAAGTACCGCTAAGTATTGCTAAGTCACTATCTAATATCTCGTAATCTGTGCTTGTGCTTGTTCCTGCTTTATGCCATTTTTCGTTGTCTTTTGAGTACTCTACTTCATAGTGTCTAACTGACGTATAAAGAGAGCCATCACTATTAGTAGCTGGATCCCATTCTACTAGTAAGGAATTGACTGTGCCACCTGTGCCCGCTGCCCTAATCTTAGGGTCAACATCCACATTTACTACAGCAGGAACGTCTTTAAAACTGTCGGGTAAGTATATCGTCCTGTCTTGCGTAAGTGCTTCATTTTTATCTACTGCGTCAAATTTACTAGCATTGTACTCTAGGCCTGTGATTTCGAAAAGATTTTTATCCTTTTCTACCATAGACATCATTCTAAATAGTTTTGCTTCTTGTTTAGTTTTTCCTGTTGCTAAAGCTGCTCTGGAGATTATCCATATTGACTCTGCTGTTGGTTTAACTGTAAAGGCTACAGATACTCTAAGGCTGTCTGCACCATTTACTTGGTCAAGTGTTCTTGTTTCTGTATAGTGAAAAGGAGTCCATTGTACAAAGACTAAGTTGTTACTATCGTCCTGTAAAGTAGCGGCAGCCTCTTCAGTAGCTATACTTGTGAGGTGGTCTCCTCTAACAAAAGCAGTACTGCCTATAGTGGCTGTATCTTGTGCTAGAATTGCTTTATATCCTACGAAACTACAAGTTAATCTGTAGTCACCAACTGCGTATCCTGTTTCTACTGCGTTACTAGATCCATCAAAACCGGTTGGCTCTCTGTCTACACGAATTATTGAAGATGTTCCACTACCTGTTTGTAGGTTGGAGATTCTTCCTCCCCATGATTTACCTTCTTTATGTTGGTCTATGACCTGTACTATATCTCCGGGTCGCAAAAAGGATGCGTTCAAAGAAGTTTCGAACGTTACAGTATTGGTGTTCCAATTATTAGTGAGTAACTTCCATTTACCCAACCTTCTTGCTTGCCCTCGAGACGTACAACCAAAAGCTGTAGTAGCTTCTGGTTTTACAAACTCTTCGTCTTTCTGTAGATTTTCTTCTAGCTCTACGATTTCTGTTCTACTTCTATAATAGTCTTGGGGATTATTCCAATTAACCATAATAGAATTTGTTCTTGTTTTGTTGCCTGTGCCTTCATACTTAAACTCTCCGTTTATTATGTTAGCGTTTGTAAATTGGTATACAGGGTCTTTTTCTGAGTCTTGTACTACATAAGCTTCTCCGTTTAACCAGTAAGCCATTCCTCTGAATATACTAGAAACATCATTTAGTACTTTAAAGGCTTCTTGTTTTCCGCCTATTACTAAGTTTGCACTAAACCTAGGTTCGTGCTGTCCTGTACTACCGCTTGGAATATAGTTAGTATCATCTGTACAATGTATACTTAATAAGTCTGCTGCTGCTACACCCGCTGGTACAAGCTCATCACAGTATCTACCAATTTGGAATAGCTCCCATTTATTTACTTGTGAAGTGTCTACGTAGTTCCCTAGTCCATATATTTTATTTACTATAAGGTCGTGATATACCCATGCTGGATTATTACACCAAGTTGAATAGTATGTACCATCCCAGTCTTGTTCGTTTGCGCCAGGTTTTTCAGTAGCTTTAATTCTTCTGTAGTTAGCAGGTATAAATACTTGTTCTTGTGACGTTACGGTTCCTGTATTAGTACCGTTTGAAATTGTTCCTGTAACAGCACTTGTTGAGCCCGCTACATTTCTAAGATAAAGAGTATTACTTACTTTCTTATCAACTAAGCCACCACTAAACATAACCGCAGTTATTGTGCCAGTACAAGTAGTAGAGGTTATAGTTTTATATGCGCCGACGCCTGAGTCGGCAGTTTCATCAAAAGGTTTATTTAAAGTATAAGTAAATGTAGTACTAGAAGCTGCTGTACAAACAAACTCTCCCTCGAAAAAGTCTTCATCTTGTGATGCAGTAGTTGCTATGGTTGCTTTGAAAGTTTCTCCATCTGCTACTCCATGTGCTGCTACTGTTGCGGTTGCTGTATACCCTTCTTCCGTACTGCCCGCAGATACAAGACCAGTTACAGTTAGTGTTTGACTGATTACGTCTCCAATTGAGAAGTTTGCGGCGTCACTCAGTACAAGCTTACGTCCATTATAGTCTAGAGGATAGTGATTAGTTGGAACTTGTATTAACTTACCATCTATTTCATAGCCTCTTGCAGGTATGCTACTAAATGCTTCTGCATCAATAACTCCACCTACATAAGCAGTATATGGATATTCAAGTTTATCTGCGATTGCAGCTTCTAGGCTATCCACATAGATAGCATTTTGTAATTCGATTGTAGAAGATTTCTGAGGACTAGAAGTTAATTTAGTTACTTTTACTGACCAGTCATTTATAGTGGAGGTAGCCTTTATAGTTTCAATATTAAAGCCGAAAGTATGTGCAAATTTACCACTAACTTTTCCTTGGTAACCTGTATCAAACATTTCTTTAGTATGATGAACTCCAGAATTATCTACCCAATTAAAGTCGATAGTGAAATAAACACTAGTTTCATTTACATCTCCTTGGTTGTCTCCTTTCTTTGTAACAGCAGACATTCCAGTAGTGGATATAGTAATTTTTATATAGTCTGTTGCTTTCTTTTCAAAAGTACCACTTGATATAGTAAAGTATTGAGGTTCTCCTCGTAATAGTTCTGCACTACCTATATTTTTTGTTGTTGCGGCACTTGGGTATTCTGCAAAGAAGTCTGCATCGACTACTTGAGTTGCATCTCCATTTTTTGTGATTACAGTAAAGTTATTAAAATTAGCTGTTGATGATATGCGTCCCGTAGCTTGATTAACATTTCGAAGACGTGTTTCATCAATAAGAATTGAAGCGTCTCCATAGACTAATCCTTTAATTGGACCTTCACAGAGTGCATCAATAAAAGAGGCGCTTTGTCGTGCAAACATATTATCATCTGCTTCAAACGTACTTCCGCCTCCTCCTTTTCCTTTAGAGCCTCGTATTGATATTAAGTGTTGATTCTTTTTCAAAACATCCCTCCAGGTCCGAAGCCTCTAATGCCCCAACCTCTAGGAGAGCTAGCTGTAATAGATCCTGTTCCTGATTTGCTGCCATCTGTTCTAAAGTTCGGTATACCTACCATTTTTCTTCCTGCTGTTATCTTTTGTCGTGATGTATTAGTAAATACTGACGCTGAAATAGTTTTAGACCCGACAATTGCTCTACCGTATACGAGAGGAATTGCTTGTCCTTGTTTAACTGTATTAACTGGTCCACTGAATAAGTAGTTCTCTGCTTTTTCTGCTGAAGTTCCGTCTGGTACATCTGGGGCAAGCATCATTGCAGCTCCTCCTAACATAAGTGCTGTACCTAAATACCCTAACCCTGATGTAGCTAATGCTGCACCTGTACTCATACCTGCGAGTGTTCCTGCTACTGCTCCTGACGTTGTAACTAAACCTGCTGCACTAACTGTTCCCGCTGCTTGAGCTGCAACAAGAGCAGAACCTGTTAGGGTAGAAGCTGCACCTGCTGCACCTACTGCACCACCAGCTCCCATAAACCCTGCGACACCGAAAGATGCTAAACCACCTGTTGCGGCTATCAAAGCGATTCCTAGTATCATCATCATTCCTGAACTCTTTGAACCACCAATTACTGGTACAAAAGAATAAGACTGATGCATAGAGGGATCTTGTATTACCAACTCTTCTAGCATATCAATACTTTTATTATCCACTAGTACTTCGTACCCTTGTATTCCTTCTGCGGAAGCTAAAAACTGTCGCATACCAGGGCGCTGTGCCATAATAGCTGTAAGCGCTTCTGCAGGCGAGTTAACTGCTAGGTTCCACTCTGCCCCAAACTTGTTTCCTAGTTGTCCTTCTAAATAAATTTTTCTCATGTCATACTCTTATGTCTTACTACCATTCTGGTAATCTGTTTCCATATCCCTGCGTAGTTGTCTCTGCACGATAATCTGTTAGGTGCATGATGAAGCATTTTTCCTCGTCCCACATATATTCCGGCGTGGTTAGTAATGTCACTATTCAGAGCCATTAAAACAACGTCACTTGGCTGTAGGCTTCCATCTGTTACTTCTACAAAGCCTTCACTTTGAAAGTTGTCTAAGTATAGATTCTCTCCCTTTTCCCAAAATTCCCACTCATACGAGTATGGGAATATATTTATATCGTGCGTCTCGAAATAGTCTTTCACTATTGTGAAGCAATCGTAGATGCCATAAACGAAGGGTCTTCCCAGTAAATCATAAGTGTCTTCTTTTGGTTCCAATTTTATCCATTCGTCATTTATTCCAAAAATATACCAAGGAATTCCTAATTTATTGCACGCAGCTCGGTCTAACTCACTTGGGTCTGGTGCACACCCTGGGTGACTATGTATTACGCCTACTACATCGCCGTCATCTGCTACTGCTTTATAGTCTAAAGGATCTATAATAAAATCATTCTTTGGGTTCTCTGCTTTATTTTCGCAAGGAGTCCATTTTATTCTTCCTTTCTTTACACTTAGTAATCCACATGCTTCTATATTTGCGTGTTCATACACATATTGTTTAATATCTTCTAGTACTGGTTCAATCATTATCCTATTGCGGCTCCTGGGAACCCTCCAAATGGTAGAGATACATTTCTTGTACCTCTTGTGTTAAGTATTGCGGTTGCTGTTGCATTTCCTGCTACTGCTACCGTTGGTGCACTTGTATATCCTGTTCCTGGAGCGGTTACTGAGATAAAGGCTACTTTACCTCCAGAGATAGTAGCTGTTGCTGCTGCTCCTGAGCCTCCCCCTCCACTAAAAGTGACGGCAGGTACTGCTGAGTATCCACTTCCTCCACTAATTGTTCTTGCATTGGCGCCAGTACCAGTTACAGTTTGGTCAAGTATTACACCCTGTATTCCAGTAGTTCCTGCAGGATTATGTCCGTAACGAATTGCACATGAGTTTAATCGTTTACCGCATACATCCCCAAATTCCCAATAAGAAATATTAGTAGGTTTTATAATGTCATCGCCCGAGTCTCCGGTTGCAAGAGTATGAGCCGTTATACATTTATATAAAGTAACTCTAGTAGCTTGTAAGAATCCAATTGACGTTGTTATAGTTGCACTTGGGTTTTGAACTGTAATAGTAGTAGTGCTAGGTGTAGCGCTTACGTATAGAGGTACTGCTTTAAAGTTTGCATCATCATCAGTAAAACCTTTTGCAATGATAAATTCTCCTGCGGTTATTCCATGTCCAGCCGTCACAGTAAAAGTAACATTTGCACCTGTTCCTACTGCACTTGCAGATATCAGACCTCCAATAGGTCTTTGATACTCTACATAGTTTCCTACAGAGTAAGTCTGGGCAGCATATAGATTATTTGTTCTATTGCTAGAAACATTTTGTAGTCCCCATGTAGGGTGAGTAGTTATTCGATTATCATCTTTATCAAAGTATAAAACTTGTGTAGTACCGTCTACTGAGAACCTGTTATCACTAGGCCAGTCACAACCGCCTTGGTCACTATCTTTATATTTCCAAGGACAACGTGAGGCTATAACAGCTCTTCGCGGTAATTGAACTCCTTGTACATCAAATGCACTTGAAAGTTCAAATTCTACCATTGTAGCAGTTTCATTAGTTTTTCTTTCTATGTAGTATAAGTCTCTATTAAACTCTACTGGAGGATTTGCAGCTGCGGTTCCACCAACTATATACTTTTGTAAAGTTCTTCTTCGTATTACTTTTGCTCCTACTAAGTCATCATAGTTGCTTAAATGAGCTTTCCAATATTGATTTATGTTTGCAAATCTAACACTAGGTCTTGGTAGTGAGCCTGTCCCTCTAACTTCCCAACCTTCTGACTCTACTGGAAACGCAGTATAAATTTGTTGTCCGTAATGTGAAGAACTTGTTGAGCCAAAGTTGTTATCATCTAGTAAAGTGTACCAAACTATATTTGCTATTCCATTTGCGCCGTCATGAAAGTATAATTTATCCACGCCTGCTCCTCCAATATCACTATTGGGTAGTGAAACTTCAAAAAGAGTAAGTAAACTACTAGACTGTGATTGTCCTTGTAAGTCTGCTACTAGGCTACCGACTATTGGCTGACTCACGCTTCAAAAACCTCTCTAGCTGTGACAGAAATAGTATAAAAGTTATCATACGCCATAGTTTTTGTGTACCCTTCTAGTATTACAACGACGGTTTCTTCATTGCCACTTGCATTAGTATCTGGCACCGTTAACTTGGCAGTATCTACTTCTGCTAAGCGATTCATAAAAGTATATAAATCATCAGCGTCTGCCTTTGGTTTGTTAGCAAAATTTAATCCCCAACTACGAGGAGTGTTATTTATACCATCTCTCACTCTCATCTCATATCCATCACCAAATTGTGCTTTTAATACGCGAGGTTTTGGAGCTTGTGCTATACCTCTATCGTATATAACAGGTGCGCTGAAGCCAGTTATATTTGCTCCATTTACAGCACTTCCGTCTGACTGTACTTTATTTGTTTTTAATCCTAGTGCCATTATCCTCTACCTTTAGTACCTTGTTGATTTAATAATCCACCCGGTCTCATTTCTTGTTGTAAATGTTGTTGTACCATATTTCCTATGCTTCTTCCTAGTCCTTGCATGCCGTCACCTGATACTTGTGAGGAACCTTGTCCTTGACCATTCATACTAATAGAAACGTTAACTGTGTTTCCACTAGCACCACCACCAGACAT